TCTTAAAATTTTGAAAAGTTCTATAGGGAAGTAGGTCTATGTAGGAGGTCTAGTTAGACCCAACTACTTGAGTGGAGGGTCCGGAGAAATTTACGCGGACCTCCTCCATTAATCAATTGATTAATGGCGGAGGTCCGCGTAAATTTCTGAGAGGTTCCTAGGAAAAGCACTGGAAGTGTCCGGCGCAATTGTACCGGTAGGGCCGTAGGCCGAATGTACTGTCGAAGAGGCCCGGAAAAGTGATTAACGCCAACTCGGCGAGTCAAAAAATTTAGGATAGGGTCATTAATCACTTTTCAGACTTACCGCATACGCGTAAATTTCCGGACCACCGCCCACAGTAATTGGGCTACCAACTATGCCTCTTACACAAACCACTACTTCCCTACCCTCGCTTCGCCTAGAACTTTTCAAAATTTTAAGGATAGGTCACTCATTAATCACTTTTCACGATGGCCACGTTCGTTTGAAAACTGCCGGGCCAGCGACCCAAATGAGGTCGCTACGACACTGCGAAATCTGAGGTAGGGTCTCAGTGGCGAGGTCCTACAACATAGACGAAACCAAAAGGTTTTGGAGCCTACTCAGAGTTCATCCAAAGTCACCAATTAAAACATTGTCGAAGGTAAATTCGAAAGGATGGGGATTAAGGGCTTGAATAGATTGATCAACCAGTATGCAGCGTCAGCTATAACACAAAAACACATAAGCGAATTCTGTGGAAGTAAGGTCGCCATTGACAGTGAGATTCTTATCCATAAGTATAGGTCTACCGAGTCCAAAAATTCACATATCTTCGGCTTTCTTAACAACGTCTTTTGGCACCTGGAGAACGGGATAGTTCCAATCTACGTATTCGACGGATGCCCAAGCATTGCGAAACAAAACAATGTACTTACCAAACGATTTACCTACAAAGAGCAGATCTGTCGCAAGGTCGAAGAACTAGAAAACAAATTCGTTGAGCAACTGGATAGCATCGACAAGAACGAAGTCACCGAACCTGGTTCGCAGATTATCCTAAGTCCCGAACTGAACGATACATTGGACCAGCTATTCAAAATACAGCGCAAAATGACCTTCATGACTGTCGGCAAGAACCACCACAACGAGTGTAAGTACCTACTAAAGCTAATGGGAGTACCCTTCATAGTGGCAAACGAAGACGCCGAGGCGTTCTGCGTGACTCTGCAAAGAAAGGGAATAGCCGACTACGTCTACACAGAGGATACTGACGTTATACCGTACTTCATTGCCAGTATGGAATCGGACGAAGATCCTGCCAAAAAGGAGTTTGACCCTAAACCCATCAAGGTCCTTCGCAAGGGCTACCTAAATTCAATGGTCACTGTAATAGACGTTAATGAGATCCTAAGACTAACCGGTTTGAGTCCGAAATCGTTCGTTGATATGTGTATATTGAGCGGTTGTGACTTTTGCACGACATTGCCAAAAATACCTCCACAGAAGGCCTATAACTATATGCAGGCATACCAATCCATCGAAAAATTGAAGGAGGTAGGGATATCCATACCAGATGACTTTAAGTACCAAGACGCCAGAAACATATTCTTCAGAAGCCACGACGAGATTAGTAAAACACTTGAATTGGGGACAATCAATACTGAAGACATGAAGATGTATCTACAGGAAGAAAGGGGTCTGAACCCTTATCCGATCATAGAGAAGTATCACAAAATTCTAAGTGTTTACCGGATTAAGAGTGGTTGTTGAGTCATCGTCATCGACGAACAAACATGCCCCATTGGCAAGTGATGACGGCCTTTCTTCAGAAGGGTCGTCTATAAAGAGAAAGTCCGGCGTCGACTTAGGTACTTTGACAGGGAAGAACTTGTCATAGTCTGGGTGAGTTGTAATGTCCTTAGTTCTCCAGAGCTGTACCAAGGCCCAAAATTCCTGTAAAATCGGGAAATTCTTGTCAAACCACTCCTCGTCTCTGTATACCCTAACCATGTTCATTTCCATAGTTTTGCCAGGCATACTTGGTATATACTCTATAAAATCAGTAACCTCGAGGTCGAGTATGAACATGTTCAGCTGTACTTGAGGGAAGTAGTATTCAGGTATCTGACCATGTTTGATCTTCCTCCTTAGAGGGCACTTTACTTCGACCTGAGCCAATACAGATTCGTCTGTCATGACTTTATCGGTGGAGATCCCATCTGGCGAACCACCTAAAAAGTGGTAGATCTCATTGATGTACTTCCTGCTAGAATCCCTAGTAGCCCTGATTGGATCCAAATCGGCGAAGGAGACCATACCAAATATATGGTTCTCCTTACCCATGATGTGTTCATACTTTCCAATGGCCTCGTCTTCATACTTTTGACCATGTATAGTGCTTTCATTGCCCTCAAATGAGCGACCAGCCCCGCATTTTTCAAGAAGAAGTTGGGTCGGTTTCTTGTAAGGATTAATACCAAGTGCAGTAGCTGCGTCACTTGACGTTAACTTGTTCTTTCTCTGTTGAAACCACATCTCTGACTTCTGAGGGTGATTAGGTAGTGCTTTCAGGAAGGCCAGATGGTCTATGGATTTATTCATCGGATTGGGTTTAGCGATATTTTCTTACAGTGGGTTATGATTAAAAATTAAATAATTGGGCCGGAGGGCCATATTTTGCGGATACGTACTGGGTTCTTCTGGACCCTTACAAACCCGTTGCAATAGGGCCGTAGGCTAATTGCAATAGGTTTATACTACTTCTAAGACAGTGTCAATCGGCCTACAGACTTTTGTCAACTGTCAACCACGAGGGTTTACTGATTGTTCAAACGTTGCTATATGATCACTAACTAACTCACCTACCTGATTGTTAAAAATAAATTGAACAACAAACGATTTGGTAAAGACATTGACGTTAAAGACCAATTGAAAAAATTTTACAAGGAAGTCGGTAAATACAAATTAGAAGATATCATCTGCATAGACGAAACAAGTATCAAATCACTTGAAAAACGACATCATTGTTATAGTGAATTAGGTAAGCGTTGTATAATTAGAACTCAGTCGCAAGAAGTATTCAAAAAATATACCGGTATTTTCGCAATATGTTCAGAAGGAGTATTAGGATGGAAACTCTATGAAAAAAGTGGAATAGACAGTAATCGTTTAGTTGAATTTTTAGAAGCGCATATAACAAGCAAATTTAAGAACAAATTGATAATTCTAGATAATGCAAGTTCTCACCGAAATGACAAAATAAAGAAACTTATCAATAAAGATAATAAATTACTATACACAATACCATATCAACATTTTACGAATAGTATAGAAAATTGGTTTAGTATGATGAAAGCGAGATTAAGAAAAATGGAAGGGTTAAAATACGAAGAAATTCGCGAAAATGTACGTAAAGTTCTGCGATCTATCCCAAAGGAACACTATAGAAATATAATTAAAGGAGCCTATGAAAGAGATGCCAACCCACCAGAAAAAGAATCTAGAGCCCGATCATTGAAAAATTACTTATGATTCTGTTTGAAATCTATTCATAAATTCATTTGCCGTTTGTCTGATATAATCCTCTTCAGATATTCCCATTTTTTTATTAGCTTCAAGTTTGACATAAAATAAAACACCATCCATTTGTACTTTCCAATCGGGTTGCCTACAAAAAGGACACTTAAAAGTAATTGAATCAACCAGATTTTTACCATCGTTGGCTGCTGTTTCATCCATTTTATTTAGACAAGGTTCGCATAGTTCTTTCCCGCAATTAGGTATTTTACATGTATAAACAGGTCCTTTAAGAAAACTTTGAAAATGTACTAAATTTTCGGCATGCTCGTTACGTCTCTTACGAGCTGACTCGTCTAGATCACTCCATTGACCTGGTTCAAACTTGTTAGCAAGTTCTTGTAATTTTATTCGAGCTTCTTCTTTATCAGTAATCCATTCCTGAAAACATATGGAACACATTATTTGTTAATTGTATATGGATCGAAAACTAGGCTAAATAATTTTTTATTTTAACTTCTGATCGGCGTTTTAAATGTCTAAAGGTGTAAAACTACTGGAACTCGACCCAGATTTTGTAAGACCAGGAACCCAATCAAGGTATTTAGGTCCTGAATCAAACCTAATGTGTAAATAATTAACTCCGTTGCCATGTGTACTGACCCATACAGAACCTATGTCGTATTGGTCACAAAAATCACCAAACCAAATAATCTGGTTGCCAAAAGATTTCCAGAAATCAGCAATTTGATCCTTTGGACCTAATCTCATAAAAGAAGCAATTGAAACATAAGCATTCTTCGGAGCACTTTTCATTCGTTTTGG